CTAGTCCCCGTTGGGCCTGTTGGCCCGGCGCTTCCGGCGCTTCCCGCCGTACCAGTTGGGCCTGTAGGCCCCGCGACAGTAGAAGCTGCGCCTGTGGGGCCGGTAGGGCCCGCAACAGTTGAGGCGGCTCCAGTGGGCCCTGTAGGGCCTGCCACTGTAGACGCAGCCCCTGTTGGCCCCGTAGGGCCAGCAACAGATGAGGCTGCCCCTGTTGGTCCAGTAGCCCCCGTGGCCCCCACGGTGCCTTGCAATCCTGTAGGCCCAGTTGGACCGGCCACAGTTGATGCCGCACCTGTCGGTCCGGTTGGCCCTGCCGGGCCTGTAGGACCACTGACGCCGTTGATAAGTGCGAGGAATAGGGGCGTGTTATTAGGAAAGTTTGTTGTTCCAACTCCGCCAGAAGCATTCAAGGTTATCGGATAAATCCAGTACGCATTTGCTGCGCCGGGATTAACGTGCGTCGGAGTGCTCGAAATTGTCCACGTCTGATAGTCATCGCTGTTGAATTGGCTCTGAATGATGATCTGTTCGCCAGCAGTGAGGAGGGCGAGAAAAATATCAACATCAATCCCGTCATCCGTCAAATGGCTGACGTTAAGGTTTGTAGCACTCGCTTGTGTAGCGTTGTTCCAAAGAAGAAATCCGTTGCCCGGATAACCGCTAGTTGCGCCCGTATTTGCCTTGTAAAGAAATAGGCTGGATGAAGTTCCCTTCGCCCCAGTGGGGCCTGTCGGACCGGCAACAGTTGAGTTGGCTCCAGTTGGGCCGGTGGGCCCGGTTGGCCCGGCAACAGTTGAACTTGCGCCGGTTGGCCCTGTGGGGCCTGTTGCGCCGCTGGGCCCGGTAGGGCCAGCAACAGTTGAGGCGGGCCCTGTCGATCCAGTGGGGCCAGTTGCCCCCGTTGGACCAGCAACAGTTGAGGCAGCACCCGTAGGCCCAGTACTGCCCGTGGGGCCCGGAATGCCCTGCACCCCCGCTGGCCCAACTGCACCCGTAGGACCTGTGACACTAGGCCCGGTGCTGCCCGTAGGGCCGATGCTGCCGTTTACGCCCGTGGGGCCTGTCGGCCCCGCCACCCCGGTCGGGCCGACGGTTCCCTGCGGGCCTGTGGGGCCAGCAACCGTGGAGGCGGCTCCCGTTGGGCCTATAACCCCGGTGGGGCCGGTCGGGCCAGTGCTTCCAGTCGGGCCGGTTACGTTGGAGGCCGCGCCAGTGGGGCCAGTGTTGCCGGTGCTTCCGGTCGGCCCCGTGGGGCCGGTTGGCCCAACAATGCCCTGCGGGCCAGTCGGGCCGGGGGTCAGTCCAGAAACCGCAGCAGTGGTAGTGCGACGAGATACGCCAGCCTGCACGATCTCAAGCTGCTCCGTGCCGTTTAACGACGTGGCAGCAGGCAAATTTGGGATCTGAGCATTCGACATTAGGGCTGACCCTCAACAGGCGCAGAAGATAGCACATTTCTTGGCGGCTGGATAATGGCCGTGAATGTCTCACGGCCCATTGTCATTCGTCCGAATTATTAGAAATCAACAGCGTCCTGCCCGAGTGCGAGAGCTGCATCTGCTGACGCCGAACAGTTTCATCGTCGGCACGCTTCACTACCTCATTCCTGAAACTTTCAGTCGCCGCCGCGCCGCTGCGGGCTTGCTTGGCCACCTCAATTTGAAGCATGGGCATGGAGGTGATGGCGCACATCCACTCATCAACTTCCTTGCCAGTCTGCGGGTGCGTGCCACGCAGTTGGGTGAACCACGCGCACTGGAGCTGCACACAGTCCTTTTTGATCAGCGGACAAAAAGTTCCTTGCTTCATTTGCATGGGTTAGTTCTTTGTGCAGATGATGACGTCAGCATATTGCAGGCTCGGAATGGTATGCGTATGGGTTTCATTTCCGCCGGTATTGTCAACCGTTATTCCGGTTGTGGCATAGTTCGTATAATTTAAAGAAACTGGTCCAGATCCGGTTCCCTGCAAGCCACCAGTTGTAGAGTCGCCGCCAGCGATTATGCTGTGATTATGGCCGGGGTCAGTCAGCGTATGCGCGTGGGCTGGAAGCTGGCCAACGGAAAGGGCGGTGCCCCCTACGCTATAGCTGCCGCTAAAGTAGGAGCTAAAGTTAATGGATCCGCCAGTTCCGCCGCCAGACCCGCTGACAACCCGAAGGACGCGATCACCAACTGCGCCAGATTGTGTCCACCCAGTCGGCGCAGCAGATTGAAAAAACAACATGCTGGTGCCAGATGGGATAACTGTCTGTGCAGCAGTAGTTTGGACAGAGTTATCTGGAAACCGGAAGCCGCCCGTGTTGCTGTAGATTTGACCAGACACCTCCAACTTTTGCGTTGGGCTGCCGGAGCCAATGATAACATTCCCGCTGGAGTCCATAAACAGCTTGGTGACTGTCGCCGCAGCGTTTTGAAAGGAAAAAGAAGACCCACGGAGATACAGAGTGGTGGTATCTGCAGCTATATTTTGAGTAGCCCCGGCCCCAATAACTAGCGTTCCGCCCAAAACCACATTTGATCCATCAAACGTAAAATTTGAACTCGCCCCGAGATAGCCGCCAGAATTATATTGGACTTGCCCATTAGACCCGGCCGCAGCCGGGATACTGTCCGTGAGCCGGATGTTTGTCCCATCAGAATATATGCTGACCCGGTTCCCCTGCGGGATCTGGACAGAAGTGCCGCCACCAACATTTGAGATGATGATTGCGAAGGATCCAGAGGTGTTGTTGTAAACACTCCAAACACCACCCACTCCAGAAGGGATACGATAGGTTACGTTTGCGGTCAGCGTGGCCGTGCCGCTGATGGATGTGCCGATGACGAGAATGGGCGGCTGGCACTCGGCGACAGTCAGATCAACAGTGCCGGAAACGCCCGTGGGGTTCTTCACCTGTGTCCCGCCCAGCGAACGGTCGATGATGTCCCAGTCCGTGTTGACGGGACCCGACCACCCCGTGGCATTCGTGGCGTAGTCGTTATAGGCGGGCTTCTCAATGTTCTTGTTGGTCGTATAGGTGCTGGTCATCGGGGAACCCTCAGATGTGTTGGTTGGCGACTTCCAAGGCGCGGGCGACGGTGCTGTCGTCCTCGTCCAGAAGGCCCTCGGTGCTTTGCGTGACGCGCTTCTTGGCCGCCTTCGATAATGCCATGAGGTTCACGGCTCCGCCAGTGGCGCGGTCAATACGGCCTCCGGTGTTGCGGTTGATGTCGGCATTGTCACCAGTCAACCCAAGGCTATCAGAAACAGGTTTCCATATGCCGCGAGTCAATGCCGCAGCAGTTTCTCCCGTTGCCTTGGCATTTACCGTGGCTAGATTTCTTGTCGCAGCCTTCAAGAACGCAAGAGATCCTTGAATGGCGCCTTCCTTGGCAAGGCCGAGCGTGCTGCCGATTGGTGATGTTGGCATGGCATTTAGATACGCTTTGCTCCAATCCGCTATGGCCGATGATGTTGAAGGATTAGATATCTGCTCCGCCAATTTTCTGCCGCCAAAAAGGGTGGCAAGAATTTCTATTGGTTGTTTGGCTGCCTCCTTGAGCGTTTCTGCGCCAATGATGGCATGGCCAGATCCGCTGGCATTCCCATATTTCATGTAATTTCCAAACTGACGCGACACGTCAGAAAGTGTCTCAAGGTTGTCGCGCGTCTTTGTGCCTTCCGGCCCAAATAAGGCTTCCTTACCAGCATCTGAAAGTTTGTTGTATCCATTTGGACCAAGAAATCTTGTGGGAGAAAAATTGCCATCAGCGTCCCGGCCCATCTGTGCAATGGCGCCAGATGCCGCTTTTTGCCACTCAGCTGGGGGAATGATCGCTTTTGCCTGCTTCAAAAGATCCATGTTGGCAGAACCGGGGGATTTACTTGCAGCAGCAACAATATTCCCGAAGACATTTTCATTTGAAGCCCCCGCTCCCGGGCCACCCAAAAGAGAGACGAGAGACTCACGTTTGTCCGCGATCCCCTTGGCAAGGTCATTGGCCGTTTGATGAGCGGCAACACCTTTGTCATTTCCAGCATTCTTAGCGGCAGCATTTAGATCTTGCGTAAGTGCACCATAAATTTGTTTGAGATCAGCTCCGCTAATGTCTGCCGGAAGAACACTAGGATTATCTAATTTTTCGCCAATAAATGTGCGAAGGTTTTTCAACCCATTATAGTTTAGGCCACCGGGGCGTTGAACAGCACCGAGGACAAGACCTATTGCACCATTTTTTCCCGGACGTGCCGATTCTTGACCCCGTGCAGCAAGTTCAGAAACCATGTTTGCAGTGTTATCTAGTGGGGTCGTGATACTGGGGTCCATCAACTTGGACACTTTATTGTACGCCGTATCTACGTCTGCCTTTGATGTTTTAGTCACCCAATTTTTAATGCTATCGGAGAAAATCTTCCCAGCATATTCTGGGTCAACGCCGCCAAGATTATCGGCGGCAGTTCCCATCTGCTGAATTGTCTTCCTTGCGGCTTGCTCAATAGGCATTCCGGCAATTGGAAGTGTCTTCAGGATGTTTGCCCCTGACTGCATAGCGATATTTGGAGATGCCATGTAGCGCGGGACGTCGATGCCTATGTCACGGGCTTCCTTGATAATTCTTTCAACTTCAGCTTGATTTGGATTAGTGAAGTTTTTAAGAACGCCGCCAAGAACGCCGCCAGCAACACTCCCTTCAGCAGCTCCCTTCAGCTTTTGCGCGGGCGTCTCACCCTCACTGGCGCCGGAAATTCCACCAATGACAGCGCTGCTTGTTATGCCGGGCTTGATGGCATTTAACACCGGATTAATTCCGCTGCCGATCACGTTGCCAATGCCATAAGTGACGGGATGCGCCTCCTGAGCCGCGATGTTCGCTTTTTTCTCGGATTCAGTTATCCCTTTGGCTTGTTCTGGCACCTTGGAAAGATCAGGCGGCGAGCCAAGACCAAATGCCCATGCCGGGCTTGGATTGGCAAATTGCTGATATAGTTGTCCACCAGCAAGCTCTGGCTCATATCCAAGAGTAAGGCCCTGCGCGGCGCCGCGAAGCATTGCCCGGCCTTGCTCGCCCTGACTTTTGAACTCCTGAACCTTTTTCTGGCTTTCGGGAGTTAACTGACCCATGAACTCTTCGTCAGTCATGAGCCTTTTCGGGGATGTCTCCGCTTGTGCAGAAACAGGCTGCTCCACCGGAACAGCGGGAGCCTGATTTGTCGTGGTGGGTTTCCCCATGAACTCTTCATCTGAAAGGATCATTTCCCGTCATCCCAGCCGTTGCCAGTCCACCGAGCGCGCTTGCCGTTAACTTCGTAAACTTGCCCAACTGATCTTTTTTCGGGATCTTGCGGGATGTTTTTTGGAACATACCAAGGATGTTCAAGTTCGTATTTCAACAATTCTTTTTGAACGTTTGTCTTTGCTGGGTCCATGTCGGCAACATGCTGATATCTTCCAATCAGCAACTTTGACTGAGGAATAATTGTGTTGTCCACAATGTCCCTGAAGGCTTCAGCGGGGATGCCGAGGCCGGGCACGCTCTTCAGGAACTGCATGAACTGAGTTTGATGAAAGGCATTATTAGCCCCAAGCGTCTGGCGCCCAATCTCTGTCGCCATGGCAACTGTCTGCTTCTCAAGTTCCGCAGCCTTGTCGGCATTGGTGAACTTGTTAATCAGGTCAGGATCAACGCCAAGTTCTTTGGCGATACCGGCAATTTTGGCGATTTGAGGCCCGAGGGGGCCAGTGCTTACGATAGACTTGCCGGTCCTTGGGTCAAACATGGTGTCGAGCATTTGCTGCGACTGCTGGATAAGCGTCGAAGAAAGTTGCGCGCCAGCGGCTGCGGTTTCTCTGGCAGCGTATTGAGCCTTAACATTGGCCTCTGCGCCGACTTCTTCGCCCTTACCACTTGCCCGAGCCGCAGTGATTGATGGTTCAACTTTTGCAGCTTCTACAGCCCGTGTTTCTTGAGCCTTGGCCTCAGCAATGGGGGTTGCGGTTTCTTTTAGCTTGGCAATCTCAGAGATAAGCGCCTGCCTTGCAGCGGCAGGGGCCATCTGCAACTCGGCCTGCTTTTGCGTAATCAGTTCGGCCCGCTTGATGTCGAGCTGGGTGGCTGCGTCAATTGCAGTTTTTGCCGCAGCCCTATCGTCATCACGTTGTTTGCGGACGCGGTCAGCCTGCGCCTGAAGCCCAGTTGCACGATCAATTAATGGTTTGGCAGCTTCTGGGCCGCGTTCGTTAGTTGCTCTAGTGGCTTGAGCAGTAAGAGCGTCAGCCTGAGCTTGCAGGCCAGCGATCTCTTGGTCGGCCTTTGCAACGCGCGGCAGCAACACCCTCGGGTTCTGAGAGGGGTCAGAACCTCTCCAAAGATCATCATTGGCCAATGCGGCCTGCTGGATCTGCAAGGCACTTGGCGGAGCCTTGAGTGGATCAGTGCTGTCGAAGAGAGCCTGCGCGGGCGATGCAGGCGGCACAACAGTAGGGGCAGTCGCCTGCGGGGCAGGAACGGCAGGAACAACGGCAGGAACAACGGGAGTGACGGGAGCGGCCGGAGCCGCAATTGCTGGCGCAGCAGCTTGTGGCGCTCCAGCAGTTTGCGGAGCAGCACGAGGCACAGGGCGCTCTTGCGGAGTCGCAATGATGTCCTTGGCAGTGCCAAGTGTGCTGGTGTCAGCCTCGGTTGTTGGCGCAGGCCCAATCGGCCTAGCGGCAGACTTGCCGGTGATGAAGGCCTGCTGGCGGCGCTGATATTCGTTCTGCGGAATCATTTCGCCGGTCTGCGTGTCTTCCCACATCCATTTATCGCCGACCAACGTGGGGCCTCTGAACAGGCCCTTCGCCAGATCGTAACGCTGCTTCATGATGTCAGCTTGCTGCTTCTCAAGGCCCGTATAGGCACTCGTCCCACCCACCAGCCCCGAGCCAATGGCCCCGGCCAGCGTCTTGTTGGGGGATGCCAGCATGGCGCCGAGGCCAGCAATCGCGGGCACCCAGAAGTTCTCGGACGACAACGTGTCCTTGGCGCCCTCGGGAATAAGGCCGCCAACGTCAGGCATTGAGAAGGATGGCCGTGAGGCAGCAGCAACGCCGGGCTCACGCGCGCGTGGGGCGGGCGCAGCTTCAGACGGCGCTGACTTCAGCGTCCTCGGGACGACCGTGAGGTTCTCGCGGTCGCCGCGTGTGGATGGCGCCAGTTCCTCTGTGGGCATTGCGTCAAAGTTCGGATCAGATGCGGTATCTGCCGGGAGAATTTGGCTCGTCCCAGTTTCAAAGCCACCGTCCTCGAAATGATGACGACGCGGGACTGCACCACCGTTCTTGAGGAAGAACAGGAGGGGCGCGAGATCCGCTACGCCTTCGGCCGCAGCCATTGCGACAGGCGCTGCAACGGTTTCAGCGCCAGCAAGGCCAGCGGTGAGCGCCTCGGGTACGGCAGCAGTAACCGCCTCGGGGACGACGGGAGCAACAGCCTCGGGAACAACTCCACTGGCAACGCCGGGAGCAACAGCCTCGGGAACAACTCCACTGGCAACGCCGGGAATTGCCTCAGTGCTTGTGGCGCTCATAGCAGTGGGAGACGCCTCACCAAGGCCCAGCTTTCCAGCCGCCCAGTTTGCGCCTTTGTAAGCTTTTTCACCCATACCGGCGGCCTGAGCCAGTTCGCCAAGGCCACCAGATTGCTGGGGTTTGGACGACGGGGCAGGCGTTCCCTTGTCGCCGGGGATACGGAGGCTCGTATCCTGCTGCTCAATGATCGGGCCGAGGATGTCGTTGCCGCCAAGGTTGCCGTAGGGGTTGACGTAGCCGTCGCCCTTGAAGGGGTGGCGCCCACCGGCAACACCGCCACGGGCAAGATCTGCAATGGGTTCAACACTTGGGTCTGTGTTGAGATCAATGAGGGTATCCTTATTATTTCCACCGGGGGTAAAATCATTGCTATAACCAGAAGTAGATGGCTTTTTTGCCCAGTCATAGATTTTCCCGCCAGATAAGGCGAGGCTTGCCATCTGATTGGCCTCAGCGATAGGGTTGGGCTCCGGTTTGCGCTGCGGAGCCTGCATCTGTTGGCCTTGCAGAATCCCGTGCTGCCCAGCGGGCTGCAACTTAATAAGATCTTGCTGGCCTTGTTGGGGGCTGTAATATGCAAGCGCCGGGCTCATGTATCCACCGTCGGCATAGCCACCAGCCAACCCGCCCCGAGCAAAGTTGCCGGGCTGGCTGACGAGGCCGCCCTGAGAGCTGGCGGCGGAGTACGGAGTGCCGGAGGGGGCATTCTTACTCAACCAGTCCTGAAGGGTCCCAATGCGGTTCTGAAGATAGTCGGGACCGGACCCAAGTTGATTGGCGTTGGGGCCGGGGTTTGCCAGAGTGCTCTGCAAGGATGCTATCTCCGCCTGCTTCGCTTCAGGAACTCCCAACGAAAAGCCCGTCGCCTTCGGCGCACGCATAGCGGCCACGTCGGCGGCGTTGGCGCCAGCCTCGATGCGCTGCGGCCCAGTGATCATCTGCGGCAGGGTCGGTACAGCCCCGAGCCCCTTGCCGGAGTTCTCCTGAAGCATCTGGCTGGGTGCGCCCATCGAGTAGGCGTCACCCGCAGCACCGCCGTCAGCCTTGTGAACCGCGTCCTCGGTGGCCTTCTTGTAGTTGACGGTCTTGTAGCCACCCGCCAAGCCCACAGCCTCGGGGTGGTGCTTCTCAACGTCCTGCGCCAAGAGGCCGATCTGGGTGTTCTTGTCGCCCTTGTAGTTGTAGCGGTAGATGGGCTGCCCGTCGTTCGTCTCGCCGACCTTCTGGATGTTCTCCTTCAGGCGCTCGTCTGAGAAGAACCCGCCACCGCCCGTGGTGGTGGAGGTGCCGTTGGTGGCATTACCCGACAGCGCGCCCGTGCCCTCGGCGATGTTCGCCAAAAACTGCGCTTGCTGGTAGGGGAAGCCCTGCTGTTGCTGGAACTGATTGTAGAGTGCCTGCAAGCCCGCCTGCTGCGTCTGCTGCTGGGTCTGGCCCGCAGCCAATTGCGCCTGCGCACCAGCGAGGCCAGCCTGCTGGGCATTCGTGCCAAGGCCAGCCAAGGCCGCAGAAGTTTGGGCGCCCATGCCGTAGCCCTGCTGGGCCAAGGCCGCCTGCTGCTGGGCAGCCCCTATGTTTTGTTGGTAGCCCTGTTGGCCAAGTGCACCGTACTGTTGCGCGACGCCCATGCCCTGCTGATAGCCCTGCTGACCAAGGTTGCCAAGTTGCTGGGCATAATTCTGAATGGCCGCGCGATTTGCCTGAGCCGCGCCAAGGCCGACGCCCTGCTGTTGTTGAGCGGCAGCAAGGGCCTGCTGATAGTTCTGTTGATACAGGGGCGCAATAGCTTGCGCCTGAGCAAGGGATTGTTGCCCCATCAACTGACCACGCTGAAGGCCCGCACGCTCTCCGCCAAAAGCCCCGCCACGAATGGCTTCGGCCTGTTGCTGAGAAAGCTGCTGGCCCTGCTGCTGGTTCATCGCAGCCTGTGTCGCGTTGACGACATTTTGCGTGAAGGGGTTCATGTACTGGTTTATATTTAATTGAGACGGATCAATGGCTTGTGCGCCAGAAAGGCCTGCGGCAGTAGCCGCGCCAAGGTATTGCTGGCCTTGATTCTGCGCTTGCCCAACATTCTGGGTGGCCGCTCCAAGGTATTGCTGGCCTTGGTTTTGGGCCTGTCCAACATTCTGGTAGGCGGCATTTATGCCCGGCTGCGCGCCAGCTTGCGCCTGCATGAGTTGGTTAGTTGCGGCGCCATAGTATGGTTGGGCAGCACCGGCCATGATGTTGGTGTTCTGAATGCCCGCCTGCTGCGTGGCATTTAAGGGCGCGACAAAGGCGTTAGGGTCATTGCTGTAGGCCTGATATGGCTGCTCCGCGACGGTCTCGGCGCGAGCGTTGACGGCATTATACCGCGCCAGAACTTCCGGCGGGATCTGCGTCACATTGTTGGTTGTGGTTGTCGAGCCGCCCTTACCGCCGCCAAAATACTCGTCGATGAAGCCGTGGGGAGGCTGCCTAAAAACAAAGATATTGCTCATGTGGCAGTGCTCCGGCTTTTCATAGCGTTATTCAGCAGCCTGTTTCCAAGTGCCAGTGCGGGTTCCGTAAAGGAAATAAGCCCCAGATGGTGGCCCGAAAATACGTTCGTACATGCGGACTTTGCCTGCCGTTCTCTGGCTGGACATGACACCAATGGTGAGCGGTATCCCAAGTTCATCCGAAACCTGCTTGCTAAATTCGCACAACTTGCGAGCCCGGCCGCCCTTTGCCGCCCTGAAATCAGGGTGAATGAAGACCGCGCGCTCTTCTAGTATCTCGTCATCACTATACCACACGTGGCAAATTCTCAAAAGGATCGCCCCCTGCGGCTTCTCGCCGGGGATACCCACGAAGCCCACGATGCCATTCTCACGGCTCAGGGCGGGCCAGATCTCGCGCAGCAGGCGCTCATGGTTGGGCTTCACGAAGCTGTTCTCGTAGCAGCCCTCTATGGCCAGCTCCATCATGACGTCTACGTCTTCAAGCGTACCGACCCATACTTTCAGTTCGTCAGACATTGAGATCCCCCTCAATCCTTCTTCGGACCCGGCAACTTCTGGAGTGTTTTGATCAGATCTGCGCGCGTCTCAGTGATCCACTTGTCGAGGGAGCGGTGCCCCGCGTCAAGGTCTCCGCCCCCAGCCCAGATCACTTCGTCGGGCGAAAGAACATATTCTCCACCGGCTGCAACGATAGGAACCGGTTCTCCAACGCCACCACCGGCTGCATAGGCGCCATAAGGGGCGCCCTTGAACATCATTTTGACGGCGCGGTAGCCCGCCATGGTGTTGCCCTCACCCAGCGAGGACACGATGTCGGCGGGGATGACGTAGGAGCCCGAGGGAACGTGCATGGGCAGGTGGTCAGTGCGACCGGCCACGGGGCTGTGGATGGGGCCAAGGTGTACGCCATTGGCGGGCTTGGAGTAGGGCTGACCCTTGGACGGTGGCCCCATGGGCGTTCCGCCGTGCGCCTTGGCGTGGCGGGCGGTGTTGAGGGCGGCAGCTATGGCCTGATCCTTGGGGTGGCCAGCTTTGATCATCTCACCAATGTTGGTGCTGATCGTCTTTTGCGAGGAACCTTTGGCGAGTGGCATGTCTTACCCCGGAGAATAGGTGACGTTGACGGACTGGCCGGTGCCCGGCGTGACCACCAAGCCCGTTGAAAACACTTGCCCAACTTTTACAACGCCGACCGTGGCAGGAATTACACAAAGCGCATTGGACGCGGCAACTGTGGAGACCGCGTTTGTGTTGCTGATTGTTCCGGCGGAAGAACCAGCGACGACGACGGAAAAGCTCACGAGGTATCCGGGGCCGTTGAAAATGAGCGTTGCAGCCGTGACCGTAACAGATGTCTGCGTACCAAGCCCGCGCGCCGTGGCCTGCGCAAGATTGTTGATCGCGACGACACCGTTCTTCTGGGTAGTGAGGATGTCTGTGAGGCTCGCAGTCATCAGAATTTCCCATCAATCTGTGTGCGGTAGCGCATGTTTCCAATTCGCCAGAAGGACCCAATGTCAGTACTCTCGACCTTGACCGCGATCAGCCTGCCACGGAAACGAGGCGTGATGAAGGTCGTGGATTGCGTCAACTGGAATGGGCCATAGGAAAGAGGCGTTTGCCCGGCGTAATCAGTTGTGTAGAAGGTAAGCTGAATCGTGGCGTTCTGCACACCTGCATAATAGCCCCACTTCATGTCTGGCCAGACTTGATCGACGAACATTTTCACGTCCGCTTCATTCACCGCGAAGTAACCCGTCTCAAAGAATGAGTCGAGGGCAATTGGCTCATTGGAGGCGGTTACGCCATCAGTCGATGTCTCGTGCTGGATGATGAAGTTGCCGGCGCCGCCGGGCAGCGCGCCAGCGCCAATCGGCGGACCAAAGACACTTTCATTGATCCAAGCCGTGCGTGAAAGCGTGCCATAGTCCCACTGGTTGAGGACAATGTTGTATTTCACATAAGCGTTAATTTCGCCGCCATTGCTCTTAGTTGGGTAATACCAAGCAATTTCGCCAAAACGAGAGTTTGGCGCCACGCGGATCTTGTTGAGGTTATTAGTGTCCAAATCTTGGAAAATTACGTCCCAAATGGGGCAGGCGACAGGCTCAACGCCGCCACCGGACAGGCGATAAAACTGACTTTGGCCCATCCAGTAAACGACGCCGCCAATTGACGCCGCAGCTTTGCGACCGATTAGGCCGCAGCCCGTGCCAACTTCATTGAACTGGTAGACGTAGGGTTGACCGACGTACTGCATTGCCCAGCAGCCAAGGTCAGTCCAGATCAGACCTTGCTGTGGGCCTTGGATACACTGTATGATCTTGGAGCCTTTGGGGATGCGGAACGATCCGGCCTGATTGGTGATCTGAGCAGTCCACACGTCGTAATTCTCAACTTCAGACCACCTGATCAGAAGCGGATCTTGGATGCCATTGAACGTCGATCCCCACGCAATAACTTGACGCTGCGGCATGGCGACAAAAATGCCGTCATTGGCCTGCGGGGCATTCGGGATGACAGTGGCGACGGGGTTATTATTGGACGGAGACCACTGATAAATCGCGCCCCCGAGTGGGCAGGCGAGGAGCGTTTCACCCCAGTTGTCGAGGGTCCAGTCAGTCGTCGTGATTGGCGTGCCGGTGGCGGCGGTCGGGACGACGCCGGATCCATAGCCACCAGCCCCATATCCGCCAACGCCATACCCCGAGTTAGCTGCAAGGGGTCCGATACCGTTGTAATAGACGTATTCCGCTTTCCCATTATTTTCATTGTAGGCGCTGACAAAGATTGTGCCGGAGACAGTCTGCGCAGCCGTCGTCGCGTTGGCATATGAGACTGAGCCAGCAGATGACGCTGTGACAGTGTAAGTGCCATTATAACCGCTGGGAGTGACACCAGCGACTACAATCGTGCTGCCCACGGGGATCTTGTACGACGGGGCATAGGTCAGCGTGGCCGTTCCGGCAGCGCCAGTTGCGGACAACGTAGGCGTAGACGAAGCAGCATTGGAGGCGCTGATTACGAATACGTCATTTGGGGTCGATGGCGACAGTGACGTAACTGTGTAAGAGCCAAAGAGGACAATGCCGCCAACGGAAGCAGATACTAGAACGGGAAACGTGTCGCCGACTTGCAGGCCGTGGCCAACGAGGGTAACGGTAACGCCCGCACTGCCGGAAGTGAAGGCAAAGGCGGGAACTGCCCCGCCGCCCGTAACGTTCGATGTTGGATATATTGGCGTTCCATAGGCGTCCACTGCCCGAATTTGGAATTGGCTTGAACTAACGGGGATGACCGGGTAAAGGCCAAATAAAATCAACCCGCCAACACTTATTTGGGTGCGAATGTCCACGGCATCATAAGCGTCAAGGCTGCTCCCCGCCGCAGTAATGGTGACAATGGAACTAGGCGTGGGCGTGGCTACCGTCGTCACAGACACCGCCACATCGGCAGTTGTCTTCTGCGGAGTAATGTTATTGTAGCCGCGATTAGTGCCCGTGCCGCTAATAACACCAAGAGAGGCCTCTGCCCCCACAGCCAACCGATTGCCGCCATTCAGGTCTTCCCACGCCAAGAGGCAACGGACAACCGAATTGATGGCGCTTGTAAAGAACTGCGTCCACCCGCCAAGCTTCTGGACAAGCCCGAGGCCCTGACGGTCGGGGATGAAACGGATCAAGTTTGAATAGGAAATCGCCGCCTCATTGAGGGCGGGAGTCCTGTTCTGATCAACGCCGGGGATGAGCTTGAGCGAGTTATGGGGCATGTCTTACCCCCGCGACGGGGTGGCGACTGTGGCGGGGCTCTGCGAGGACCAGCCTGACGACTCAAAGGTTTTGCGCGCTTCCTCGACGAGTGCGCTCTTGAGCAAGGCCTGATACTGGCTCTCATAAGTGATTGCCATCTGCGGATCGTCGTTTGCACGCCCAAAGTTACGCTGGTAGGCGCTGATGTAGATCATTGAGGCCATGATGAAGACGTCTGGCAGGTAAAGGCTGATGAATGTCGTCGTATTTGACGCAGACAAGCTATTTGGCCGGTAAGTTCCAATGACTTCAACCGGGTAGGCCTGATCCGGGACGGGGCCGACGAAAAAGAGCGTCTCGTTAAAGGGCACGAAATACTGGGGCTGGCCGCGATTGGCCGTCAAGGATGACCCGTATACAGCATCGAGGAACTCCTTCGTCGTCGGCAGGAGCGGCGTCCTAACGCAGGCGTCGGGGTTTGTGGTTGTCGCAGCATTTCCGTTGGCGTCAGTCAAAAGGTTGATTTGGTCACTGACAACGAATGTACCCTCGGCGGGGTCCATATTTGCCGACAAGTTGATATTGAAAGACAAGTTTCTGTTGCCGGGCGTCAAAACAAAGCTGGCGCCGTGCAGGGACGTGGAAGTGAACATGAAATTGATGTCACGGTACATCCGATTTTCGGCATAAGTGATCATCTGCGGGAGAATCGTAACGTAAGCGGCATCTGTCTCCGCCACGACAGCCATCGTGGCGATTTGGGTGACGTACTGCGAATATGTGAGGCCTGTGGTCATGACTAACCCCGTGATCCGCCCTTTATACCATTCCCATGCCGATTACGCCATGTCCTCGGCTTTGGACTGAACCCGAGCCACCCTGCCCGCCCATCCCTTGCCGTATACGCTAAATTTTGACAGACGCTTGAGAAAATCTAGGCGCATCTCGCAAATAGCTTCGACAGTCTGTTTTGGGTCGCAGGCCAAGATAGCCTCAAGAGATTTCGGCCCAATTACCCCATCCTGAACAACCCCAGCAATTTGCTGGAGATACCGGGCCGCCCGGCTGACCCCGCTATTCACGGCCAAGTCAAAAGCGGCATAGTCTACCCCGGGCGGGAGCTGGTCACCTTTGAGCTTGTCCCAATACTGCAATTTGTAGAATGTTTGAACGGCATCTGGCGTCAACTTACGCATTTCAGTTTCGGTAACATCACGGTTTAGGAAAACTTCCCATGCGCGTTGGGTTACTCCCATATTCGTGCGACCGCCGGGATCTCGGGGGTCGTTTACATAGCCTCCCTCTTCGCCGAGGACGAGGTGAAAGGACTTCTCAAAATTTTCCTTCACCGCGCCACGCCCTTGAGCTTTTCCAATGTGCGAAGGCCGCCCATGCCAAGCAAGGCAAAGACAAGCTGCCAAAGGGTGTCGTCAAGCTTTGGGGGAACAGGTGGGTGGAAGCCTGCGCAAAGGGCGATCCAGACAAGAATAGGTGCGGCCACAAACTGATAAGCCAAGGCCAAGCCGCACGTCCAACCAATAAATGGGCGCCAGCCGCTCACGAATACGTTATTATTGGCGGCTTCAACAGCGTTAACGTCTGTCTGGGCCTTGTCCCACGCCTGAAGACTGTCGCGCAGGGCGCTTTCAGCTTTCGCCCGAGCCTCTGGGTCGGGTACAAATTTGTCGAGTACTTTCAAGCCAGCCGCGATGGCGTCATCAATTCCAAAGCTCATTTGTCGGCCTTTCCTTCAAGTTTATCGTAAATGCGTTGGAACATGTGTTCGATATGGTCCATGCGCTTGTCCATATCGAATTTATTAACGTAAGTTTTTGGAAGATCAACCTCAAGCTCGTGTAGGTCTTCACGTAAATTGTTGACTGCATCCCAGATCACTCTGGCAAACCAACCGCCGGTGCCGATTGCGGCCATTCCGACCATGTTGACCAAAAATTGATTGTCGATCATGTGGCAATCTCTTCGGTTTCACCAAGATAGTAGTTTAGGTTAACCCGAAGCCGGGCATCGTCTGGCGCCAATTCTACCGCAAATTGGCCTTGTTGAACAGCTATGCCCTTTAACCCAAGGTTCCAAGCGGCCACGGCTGCAAGATCGTGGGGTTGGTATCCCCACACTTCGGGGTCGCAGGTGTAAACAGCCTCGCGATTGGTGATGCGCAGCGCCCGCATGGCGTAGGCAAAGCATTCTTCCCACCGGCGCTGGCGGTAGCAAAGAAGCGACAGCTCGCACCAAGGTTCTCGGGTGTTTGGGGCCTCAGACGCGGCCATTTGAAACGCTTTCTCGGCAGCTTCGACATTGAAGAGTTCGTTATAACTCCGCCCCATGACGCGGTAGGCGTAGCAACGCTCGTTCTCCCAAGTAGCGCGGGGCAGCGCCAGATATGACTTGCAGGCGTCAACGCTTTCTTGCCAGCGGCCATGAAAGCTAAGTTCGCGGGCGTAGTAGAAGGCATTGCGCGGGCACTCTGGGTCTTCTTTTACGGAAAGCTCCAGAAGATCCATGTACTGGCCACGGCTTTTTGTCGGGTCTGGCTTGTGGACAGCAATGAGGAAGTCGGTCTGAGCCCATACTTCTGTGATGCGTCCGTCAGGTACAGGATATTCGTGGCAGGGGTGGTGCCAATGGTATCCGTGTCTGGCGTGGATTTTCTCGTAATAAAAGGCAATACCACAGCCCCAGTCAAACATGTAGCGGAGGCGGGTTGTTCCTTTGATCCAAACACGCTCAATCTCCTCACGCCAGCCGGGTTGCAAAACCTCGTCGATGTCTAGGCTGATGCATATGTCCATATCGCGAGGAACAAGGGCAAGAGCAGCATTGCGAGCATGATCAAACCGCCAAGGACTGATGCAAATGTGATTAACAACCGCTCCATATTTTTTTGCCTCTTCTGGCAACCCGTCGTCTGACCCAGTGTCTGCGATCATGATTAGGTCGGCATCTTTAGCTGATTCGCAGAAACGCTGCACAAAGTGCGCCTCGTTTTTGCTTATCGCATAGACGCATATTTTCAACTTCGTTTCCATAGCGACCCCCTCGCTGTTGAAATTTAATTACACAGCCCATGGCAATGCAGGAGATATTATAGGCGGGTTCACTTGATTGTCGATGTTGGTGGCAAGCCCAGTTTCGATGCTGGCAACCTGTTCAGGTCCCATGGAATCCTGTACCCAACCAACAACCTGATCCTGCGTCAAATCGGCATAGGGCGTGTAGGGCGAGCCAGCTACGTAAGTCACACCGGCCGTACCGTAGCTGGTGGCATTGTACGTTCCGTTCGTTGCATTGACGCGCCAGTGAACGGTAAAAACCACATCCGTTTGTCCTTTGGATTGTGGATAGCAATCCATTTGTTCGATGACCCAAGTGTTGACGATGCTCATTGCGCGTTCTCCAGTTTAGCAAGGCGAGCCTCAAGCGCGTCGTTCTTGGCGGAGAGTTCTTGGATGGCTTTGACAAAAATGGGTATAAGGTCAGCGCGAACAGACTTGTACGCCTCTTCGCCCTCTGGTGCAGGGTCAAGCCATTCATCAATCAA